GTTCGAGAAAAGACCAAACCAGAGAAAAGAAAGTACGTCAAAAGGCTTGGAAACCGTCATCGTCGCTTGATCTCCCGGAACCTCCTGAAGGCTATAAATATAGGTGGATTCGTGAGTCAGTTATGGGCTATGATGACAAGAACAATATGTTCAAACGAAAAAGGGAAGGTTATGAGCCTTTAAGGGCTGAAGACCTTTCCGGTTTCGATGCACCTGTTGTCGATGAAGGCAAGTACGCAGGACTTGTAGGCAACGGGGGGCTTATCGCCCATAAGGTTCCTGTGGAAGTCGCGGAAGACCGCGAAGAGTACTTCCGTCAGCAGACGGATGGAATGATGGAAGCAGTCGATAACGACTGGATGCGCGACAATGATTCGCGGATGCCCAAACTTTCTCCTGAGCGGAAAAGCTCAGTCTCATTTGGTCGTAAAGGACCAAACAGCGAAGATTAACTTTTAGGAGGCCAATATGGCTAATCAGGACGCCCCTTTCGGGTTTCGGCCTGTAGCGAAGACGGGTTCAAGCCCGGATTCCTCCGGTTACTCTGAGTATGGCATTTCTAGCGGTTATGCGACTGCAATTTACGAAGGTGACGCTGTCAAGATGACGGCCTCCGGCGTGGTTGCTCTTGCTGCGGCTGGAGATCGCCTTCTCGGTGTTGCTGGTGGAGTTTCGTATACAGACCCCACGTCGGAACAGCCCACCTACTCGAATAAATATCCGGGTGGTGTTGCTGCTAGTGACATCAAGATTCAGGTCTATGACGACCCGAATCAACTGTTTTTGGTACAGTCGGCTGGAACGGTTGCTACCACAAATATCGGTAATAATGCGGACCTTTCCTACACGACTGGGAACTCGCAGTCCGGTGTCTCCAAGGCCGAACTTAGCGGCACTATGGCGGCAACGGGCGCTCAGTTCCGAATTGTTCGCGTGTCTAAAGACCCTGAAAACAGCACCACAGGCTCGGCTAATGCCAATGTGATTGTTCGTATCGACGAGCATTTCTACGGCACCGAGACTGGCGTGTAAGGAGGGCTAGAAAATGGCTATTTCACGCGCACAACTCGCTAAAGAACTGGAGCCGGGACTCGCGGCTCTATTTGGAATGGAGTACGACCGCTACGATCAGGAACACGCAGAAATCTTCTCCACGGAGAGTTCTGATCGTGCTTTTGAAGAAGAGGTCATGCTCACTGGCTTCGGCACCGCGCCAGCCAAGTCGGAAGGTAGTTCGATCACGTTCGACACTGCCACGGAGGCATATACGGCCCGGTACTCGCACGAGACCATCGCGCTGGCTTTCGCTCTGACTGAAGAGGCAATGGAAGACAATCTTTATGATCGTCTTGGTGCCCGTTACACGCGGGCGCTGGCTCGTTCGATGTCCAACACCAAACAGGTGAAGGCCGCGAACGTCCTCAACAATGGCTTCTCGGCGACTGGCGGTGACGGTGTTTCGCTCTTTAACACCCTCCACCCGCTGGCTTACGGTGGCACTTTCTCGAACCGTCCTTCGACGGACGCGGACCTGAATGAGACCTCGCTTGAGGACGCTCTCATCAGCATCTCCACGTTTGTTGACGAACGGAACATGAAGGTGGCTCTGCGTGGCATGAAGCTCATCGTGCCGCCGCAGTTGGTCTTTGTGGCTGAGCGTTTGTTGGAGTCGCAGCTTCGCCCCGGCACGGCTGACAACGACATCAACGCGGTCCGTAACTCGGGTATGCTTCCCGAGGGCTATACGGTCAACCACTTCCTGACCGACACCGATGCGTGGTTTGTTAAGACCGATGCGCCCAACGGCTTTAAGCATTACCAGCGTTCGCCTCTCCGCACTTCGATGGAAGGTGACTTCACGACTGGTAACGTCCGCTTTAAGGCCCGCGAGCGTTACAGCTTCGGTTACAGCGATCCCCGTTGTGCCTTTGGTACGACTGGGGCGTAATCCGTCGCGATACGGCATTGAGGGGGGCACTTGTTGCCCCCCTTTTTGTCTCTTATAATTATTTGTCCCTGACAGCTAACTTTCTGTAGCTGACATTAGCCACGACAGGAGATTCAAATGGCTACTACTACCTTCCAAGGCATTGTTCGTTCTTATGGTGGCGGCGGAAAGGGTACTGTTACCCCCGGCGTCATGGTTGAGAGCGTCCAGTTTGCCTGCGATCCGACTGCTACCGGTGCCACGAATGTTCGTATTGGCACTTCTTCGTCCACGGGCAACACCCTGACGATCCCGGCTGGTGCGATTATCATGTCTGTCCAGACGATTCAGGCGGGCACGGGCGGCACGAATCCGACTATTGATGTCGGCACTTCTGCTGACAACGATGGTATCTTTAACGAGCTTCCTGTTGACGTTGCTGGTGAGATTACCGGTGCGAATGGCGCTCTGTGTGTTGCTGGTGGTCTGGCTGCCAACGCGACGGTTCAGGCTAAGGTCGGTGCTTCTGCGGCGACTGGCGGCACTTTTGTCGGCCTGATGACCTACGCGATGGCGGACAACGGCGCAGAAGCCAGCTAATAGGGGGAACTCATGGCTGATGCAGTAACCTCTCAAACGCTTGCTGACGGCCAGCGCACGGCTGTCTTCAAGTTTACTAACATCAGCGATGGAACGGGAGAGTCTGGCGTTACGAAAATCGATGTTTCGGCTCTCTCCACCCTTCCTGATGGTCGTTCTTGCACTGGTGTCTCAATCGACAAGATTTGGTGGCAATGCAACGGCATGAAGGTGCAGATTCTCTGGGAGGCTACTGCTGACCAGTTCTGTATTGAGCTTGGCGAAAACCAGAGCGGCTACCACGATTATCGTGTTTTTGGTGGTCTCACCAATAACGCCGGTTCTGGGAAGACTGGTGACGTTGCTTTTACCACAGTTGGTCACACTGCTGGTGATACCTACACCGTCATCATGGAATGTACTAAAACCTTTGCATAAGGATTCACAAGATGAAAAAGCGTATGATGCGTGGCGGTGGTTCTGCCCGTAAGAACGGTGCCAAGATGATGAAGCGTGGCGGCTCTGCTAGTAAAAACGCTCCAAAAATGATGAAACGCGGCGGTAAGGTCAAAAAGATGGCTTCCGGCGGCGATGTCTCGGGACGGACCATGTCAAATGCAGACATTGCGCGGGCATTGGGCGAGAGTGGTCGCACCATTAGTAACAGAGACCGTGAGCGTATTATGAAGGCTCTGATGCCCGAGAGTGATCGCACCATTAGTGACAGAGACCGTAAGCGTCTGAAATAATGGCGACTTCTGGTTCAAAGAACTACACACCCTCTGTAGCTGATTTCATAGAAGAGGCTTACGAGCGTTGTGGTCTTGAGATTCGGGCGGGCTGGGATGCTCAGTCTGCCCGTAACTCATTGAACTATATGCTTGCCGACTGGGCTAACCGGGGCGTCAACAACTGGACGGTTACTCAGGTTAGTCAGACTGTCGCTACGGGAATTACTGAGATTCCTGCGGGGACGATCACGATCACCGTTGCTGACAGTTCTTCTTTTTCTGTCGCGGAAACCATTACTGGGGGCACCAGTGCTGCTACGGCAAGTGTCCTGAGCAAGCCAACCTCCACTACAATGAACCTGACGGTCCCTAACGGCACGTTTACGGCCTCAGAGACCATCACGGGTGGCACAAGTGGAGCGACCACTACGGTCACAACTGCCCCCAGTCTTGTAGACACTCAGAATACGATTGATATTGTTTCTGCCATCATTCGTCGTGACGGCAACGATATCAGTCTTGAGCGCATTGGCCGCTCAGAATACCTTCAGATTCCTGACAAGGATGCCAGCGGGCGTCCTACGCAGTTCTTCTTAGATCGCCAGATCACTCCGGTTATTAAGCTCTGGCAGGCCCCGGAGAACAGCACCGACACCATAATCTATGATCGACTCGTAAGAATGGATGACGCGGATGCAGCCCAGAATGACATGGGAGTGCCGTTTAGATTTTTCCCTGCCCTTGCCGCAGGATTAGCGTACTACACATCGATTAAACGCGCTCCTGAGAGAATGCAAATCCTGAAGGCTTTGTATGAAGAGGAGCTAATGCGGGCAATGGCGATGGATCGCGACCGCCCGTCGATGTTCATAAATCTCGGATACAGATACTAGCACATGGATTCTTCCCTGAAGGGCAAGTCCGTCGCCATCGTGGCGATGGGGGCCAGCAACGCTGACTTCATTAAACAATCGGCTTCCAAGGGGTCTCAAACGCAAGTAGCGGATGAGGTCTGGGCTATCAACAGCATGGCCGGTGTGATTCAACACGATAGGGTCTTTATGATGGACCCTGTGGCGCGGTTCTTTGATACGGAACTTGCCGGTCCTATGACCTTCGGCATGAGGGAGTGGCTCCCCAGACATCCGGGACCGATTTATACGGTTGCCTTAGACCCACGCGCTCCGGGCTTGAAGCTCTACCCGATCACGGAAGTCGTGGCAAAGATTGGGGTTCCTTACTTCAACAATACCGCTGCCTACGCCATTGCTTATGCGATTGCCAATGAGGTCAGGAAAATTGAGCTTTACGGGGTTGATTTCTCGTATGCTCACGACCGCCATATGGCTGAAGCGGGTCGCGGCTGCTGCGAGTTTCTGTGTGGAATGGCTGTCCGGTCATTTGGCATTGAGATTCAGGTTGGGCCGTCCAGCACATTTCTGGACGTTAATGTTCCTGATGAGGACAGGCTGTACGGATACCGTGATCTGCCCTTATATAATTACGGAAACAAGATCAAGTTAGACTATAATGACCAGAACAAACTATGGTCTGTAGTCGAAGTGGAGCCACCGAAAGATGGCATATGCTAAAGGGAAATACTCGTATGTAACGAGTGATCGTAGCGGGGTTCGTTACCTCAAGAGGGACGTTCGCCGTGAGTGGAACGGGTTCATTGTCGGAAAAGACGAATATGAACCCAAGCATCCGCAGCTTACGCCACCCCGCGTCGTTGCTGACCCAGAAGCAATCAGGAACGCCAGAAATGATCGGGTAGAGCCTCCGGTAGAGGTTCTTCTGAATCCCGACCCATTCCTTAGTTCAACTGCCGGTTCTGCTGTTATTACTGTAACAGAGATTGCTCATGGCCGATCCACGGGGGATGTTGTTGCCTTCCGTAATTGTGAGCCATTTGATGGGTTTTCTTCTGCGGTATTGCAGAACGCTTCAGGATATTCGATTACTGTAGTGGACTCTGATACATATACTTTTACGGCGTCTTCGGGCACCGCAACTGTTGGGTCTAAGAATGGTGGTGGCGATGTTGCCTCTGCTGGCCCGGTGACTGTGGAGGCATAAATGTCTTGGACTTTTGCAACCCTGAAGACCGCGATTCAGGATTATACGGAGAACGACGAAACCACTTTCGTCAATAATCTCAATAACTTCATTCAGATGGCTGAAGAGCGCATTCTGAAGGAGGTTCAGTTCGACGTATTCAGAAAGAATCAGACCGGAACTATGAGTTCTGGCAACAAGTACCTGACGAAACCGACTGATATCCTTGCGGTATTCTCTCTCGCGATTAAACCGGCCAGCGGGTATGTGGAGCTTCTCCAGAAGCACCCGACCTTTATTGCTGACTACAATCCAGACGATACGGTGACCGGGACGCCAAAATACTACGCTAACTTTGACGATACGACCTTTGTTATTGCCCCCACGCCTGACGCTAACTACACGGCAGAAGTGCATTACTTCTACCGCCCCAATAGTCTTACGGCTGGGGCAGAAGGTGGCACAACGTGGCTCAGCACCAACGCCCCCCTTGCATTGCTTTACGCGAGCCTTGTTGAGGCTTATACCTTTATGAAGGGCGAGCCGCAGCTTATTCAGCTTTACAATGAGCGTTATATTGAGGCCCTTGGCAGGCTGAAGAACATGGCTGAAGGGCTGGATCGTCAGGATCAATACAGATACGGATCACTAAGGCAGGCTGTTAGCTAATGTTTGATGTCCAGCTTGGGCAAGTAGAGATTTCTGTTACTTCTGGCAGACCGCACACCCCAGAAGAAATTGCCGAAATAGCACTCAAGAAGATTATTTACGTCGGAAAAGACTTGCCGCCTGAAATACAGTCTCAGGCTGAGTCATACAGAAAAAATCTGTACCATATTCTGCTGAGTTATATTAAGATGGGCGAAAGGGCTGAGCGTTCTCTTGTCTTGCAGGCCCTAGATCGTGCGGACATGAAAGACGCTGCTGCTTTCGTTAGGAGTTTGTGATGGCTATTACCACCGCAATGTGTACCTCTTTCAAAACAGAATTGATGGAGGGAACCCACAATTTCACCACTGGTGGCGATGCCTTTAAGCTGGCTCTCTATACCACCGGAGCGTCCTTGGATGCCTCTACCACGGTCTATGTGACTGGCGGTGAGGTAACAAGCACCAATTATTCGGCTGGTGGCGCTGCCCTTACCAAGGTATCGACATTTCCCAAGGCCACCGGGACGACGGCAATCACCGACTTTGCCGACCTGACTTTCAGCACGGTAACTATCGCTGCTCGTGGTTGCCTGATCTACAACAGCACGGATGCCAATAAGGCTGTTGCTGTCATTGATTTTGGCGGCACCAAGTCCTCTACGTCTGGCGACTTTACGGTTCAATTCCCATCACCTACGGCTACTGGCGCGATCATCCGAATCGCCTAATGGAGTAATCCATGGCGAACATAACGGGCTGGGGCCGCGATACATGGAGTTCTGGACCGTGGGGTGAGCCAATCCCGGTTGAGATTGCCGGGGTTGCGGCTGCTGGTGGCGTAGGTTCCCTAACTGTATCTGCTGCTGCCGTCCAAGTCCTTGCGGGGGTTTCTGCTACTGGTGGAGTTGGCGCGGTTACCGTGTCCATTCCTGCCAGTCAGACCCTGTCTGGGGTTTCTGGGGTTGGTGCCGTTGGCTTCATTGCCGTTTCAGCAGATGCGGCAGTCACATCTGGCTCGGTATCAGCAACAGGGTCTGTAGGCTCCCCAACAGCAAGCGCCGGGGCTGGCGCTTCAGCTACGGGTGTTGCAGCAACTGGTGGTGTAGGGTCTGTATCAGCGTCTACTGACGTAAACCTCGTTGCATCTAGCGTTTCTGCAACAGGTTCTGTTGGCTCTCCCACAATATCGACGGCTACAGTTGCTCAGCCCGCTGGGGTTTCCGCAACGGGGTCTGTTTCCTCTGTCTCTGTGTCCATATCCATAACTGGAAATGCGACGGGGGTTGGCGCTACTTCGGGGTTGGGGGTCACTACACAGTCGGCTGACGCTAATCAGTCTGCTTCTGGGGTTTCTGGCGTATCCGGGCTTGGGACAGTTACGACTACGGCAGGCGCTAATGCTGCCGTTTCTGGTGTTCAGGGGGCTGGGGCTGTAGGTCAGGCGACAAGCGCAGTTTCATTTACTGTTCCCGTTTCTGGTGTTTCCGCCACATCTTCTGTTGGATCAGTATTCGTTAAGTATAGCTCAGTAATAACACTTCAATCTGTTGCTGGAATTACTGGGGTAGGTAGTGTAAATATATGGGGTCTGGTAGATGATGCTCAGACTGCGTCTTGGGCACCTACTTCGACTACTCAGACCCCGACTTGGGAGTCTGTGGATGATTCGCAGAGTCCGGGCTGGACTGACCTTGCTGCATAGAGAGATAAGCAATGCCTAGCACATATACTACAAATCTTGGCATCGAGAAGATTGCTACTGGCGAGCAATCGGGTACTTGGGGAAACACCACAAATACCAATCTTGATATTCTTGACCAGTCTATTGACGGCATCATCTCGATTACCCTTGCTTCTGCTGGCTCTAGCGGATCGCCAAATTCGCTCCCCATTACAGACGGGGCGGTATCAAATGGCCGCAATAAGTTCATCGAGTTTGTTGATGGCGGCGATCTTGGCGCGACGGCTTATGTCCAACTGACGCCCAACGATTCCGAAAAGATCGTTCACATCAGAAACAGTCTCTCTGCCAGCCGAT